GCCATCCTCGAGCATCAAGATACCGAGGAATCCAAAAGGGATATCTGCATCTTGCAACAAGACAATGACCATCTCATTCGATTTATCACACAATCTTATCAAAACGTTTTTAACAAGGAACCCTCACCGGTCATGGTGCAAAAAGTAAGAGACTTTTATAGCAATCCTGTGAAATTGGTGCACTTTATGCAAAAAAACGAAAACATGATGAGTGATGCCATATTGTCTTCTCCTTTGGAGGATATTGATTATAGACAGCTCCAGGCATTCGAGCAGGTCTTTGAAAGGCCCATGTACGTTCATGAATATTTCAAGTATGTTATTCGTGGCAACAACGAAACCCCCCTGAATTACCAAATGGTCTTTGAAGATTTCATGACAAAATTCACGCGTCTGCGAAGCATTATCAAGAATTTTTTGAATGAAGTGCTGGATGAATACGAATTTGTCCAAAACTATCTATATGATGCAGATGATACCAACTTTTTTGATAACTTCGTAGAAGACATCGTACAGAGCAAGAAATACAAGGAAAATATGCTTGCTTATCTTGCTCATCTTTACAATCAGATATTCCAAGAATCACTCGAGAGCAGGGATGTGGAATATATTTTTGAAAAGGTCTATCAACAAAAGCTGAGTTTCAAAGACGAGTGTCTCAACGATATCCTCATGTCCTTCAAGTCAGAGACCGAAAACATCATCAACCACATTTTCGAGCAGTTTTCTTACGTATTGCACCGTAGTCCGGATGTGTTTGAAATTAATGATTTCGTATGCAAATACCGAGAACTCTTGAAATCTCATCCTATCGAAGATGTTGATGTTATTACAGAAAAGGCGCTTATGGAGTCGCTCGAATTTCATGATATCGTCAAAGATCGCATTCGCGAAAAGAAAATTGATATTCTTCCACGCATGCTCTTTTCTATCTTGTCCCAATGCTTGGAGAATCTACCCGAAGAAACGATCCAAAGTATCGAGGAAAAAATCGATACGTTGACAAAAGAAAAAGATGCATCATAAAAAGAACATTCACTTACTTACTTGTCGACTTGAATAAGAGCATGAATCCAAAAGATATAGTAAAGAGAAGCAATAGTGCATAAATCATCAAATAAAGAATGTGCCCCTTTTTTTTCGAAGGAGTGTATGCCGATGATATACTACGAGATCCACTTGTCGTGATGAATTTTTGACAAAAGCCAAAAGAGGGGCCCTTGTTTGGCACATGAATGAATTTAGAATATGCCGCATTGTTTTGCAGCTCTCGTTTGAGCTCATCAATGTCGACATTTTCATTCACGAAATACATTTTTTCTCCACGTCGTGTGGACAATGACACGCGCGTGTTTCTCTCGATTTCAGATATGTCGCCTTTGCGCAACAGGTACAAGAATTGGTTTTGCACGGGACGATCAGTCTTGAGAAGAAGCATCGCGGGCTTTTGTACCATGCGCGACCCCTGTTGTTCATAATAATGTTTACAATAGCATTTGTAACATGCTTTCTTGATCAGTTCTATGGTCATTTCATCAGAACGTGGTAGTAAAGTGTCTAGATGGTTACAAATGTATATCGTCAAAAAATCGTACTCACGTAGATTTTGATCACATGATCGGCTAAACTCTTTCTGATCTGTGAGGAAAGCTTCGATTTGCTGCTGTTTTTTATTTTTATCTTCGGAAAAATACTCATAATTTCCTTTGAAATCAAAGAAGAGAGGTTTGGTAAGCAAATGGGAATTGTTCCTCGCCTGCTCCAGCTGATCTTGGACAAAACTCTTCATGATGACTTGTTGTGGACAAAAAGAAGGCTGGTAACGTTCGAGAGATTTGCAAAAAAATCCATTGGGGGCGTGTCGTCTAGAACACGGATACCAACAGAAAATGAGTGCACGTGAATAAATATTGGAAAACACGTAACTTGCCCGTTCATACCATGCATTGGGAAGATTTTCACAGCGGAACAAGGACAGAATAAATCCATTGGTAAAAAAATCCAAAATCCAAGCTATGACAAACAAGATGACCACCGCGAGATACAATGCGATCCAGGCCACGGTCGATATGATACTAAACGTGAGAACGTGGAAAAACGCCGGAATGTAAAAGAGAGGCGAAATAATAACGATGACCATGTAGATCACAAACAAAAGGGTCCCAATTATCAAGCCAATGATGAACCGTATGATGGCAAAAGGGTTTGTAATCATTTTTACGACCGCAATGACGATTTTAATCAAGTTGAAAACCAGTTCAAAAACGGCCTTGATCAACTCTCCCAACTTATCAAAAAACGGCTCGACCACTTCCCTTTCTTCTCTTTGCTGGTGGATGAAATTACGGAGTGCTTGCAGTTCTTCTTCATCTTTTTGGTCCCTATTTTTCTTACTATTTTCTTGATTGCTTCCGTGCGGGATAGAGTTTTCGTAGCCTTCTATGCCAGCAATCTTCAGAGGCAAACTCGCCATAAAGCTCATGACACTTTCGCTACGAACCGCGGATTGCATGATTTGCGCCCAATCAGAAACTCGGCCCCCAAAATTTTCCCAGATGCTGGGAATCTGCTCCTTGAAAATAAACTTGTTATAATGGGACATGTATATGGTAAATATCACAAAGTTACCTATACCGCCCGTCTTTCTCAAATCGTACATGAGCTCGATCTTGCGGGTGTTGTGAAACATGAGGTGCACGAGCATGCGCCGTGCCATTTCACCTTCGGGGTCACCTCTTTTGCTCTTGGGATACGTATCCTTCACTTTACCCCATTGATATCTGCCTTTGCATGTGCGTTCATCGTCATTAAACCCCATACCCTTATATTGGCACTCGAGTCTGCCCAATTTTTTCTCCAAGTCCATGATCGCCAACGCTCTTTTGCGAAAGTACTTGATTTCCGAGTCTTTCACCGCGGTCCCGAGCTCGTTGTATATGTCTTCTTCCCTACGACCCTGCCAATTCTCACCTTCTTCGCGGTCAGCATACCTAAAAACCGTTTTGAGACCAGTTAATCTTTCGATAAGATTCAACTCCATTTTCTGAAACATGGACATCTTGTCAAAGTCTTCTCCTTCCGTGAGCGCTCTCTTGAACATGAAACTCATGTACAATGCAAAACAATTTTCGGGCGTCATATCCCTGATGTCCAGATCTTCTGGAGGCACGATGTCAAGCGCAAAAAGTCTAGACAGTTCGTTGGAAAACCCCGATGCCCCTCCGTTGCGATGTAAGAAATGCAGGTACTTGGTCAACATAAACATGTGGACTTTCATATATTCATCGAACGGTTCAGAATGCCCGATCATAAATGTTCGGAAATGCATTTGATACAGTCTGTAGGATATGTACAAGACGATAAGTACGACGGTAATCACCACGGATAAGATGATCAATGTCAAAAGTTTTTGGAAAATGTCATTTGATCCTGACATCCGAGCTGCGTTAGCTGCGAGAAACATCTCCGACTTTACTTATGTGAGTGTTTTTATTTTTGAGCTTTTCTCCATCTAGATATTAGAGATGTTTGCAGCTACTTTCACGAGCGGCTACTCCGCACAAAACGTGCGGGAAAATAATTTCAATGGAGACAACCTCTTGGAAGATACGACAACGCGCGATGGACTCAATGGCACCTTTTATGGTCGTTTTGCCGGTGACGGCAACGGAGCAGAAAACGTCACCGCCATGGGATACCAAACCCTACAAAACAATCAGGGAAATAACAATACCGCCGTGGGATATTCCGCTGCATTCGGAAACAGAGGAGGAAGCAATAACACATTCTTGGGTGCGCGAGCAGGTGAAAACAACACACTAGGTAATAATAATATGTTTTTAGGTCACAAAAGCGGCTTGGACAATCAAAGTGGTATATGGAACATGTTCATCGGGAATTCTAGTGGGGAAAAGATAGCAAACGAGAGATACAATACGATCATAGGTCATCAAAGCTGCTTGTCAAGTGAATCTATGACCAACAGTATCGCCATCGGTTACAAGAACAATTGCATACAAAGATATAACATTGTCATCGGGAATTCCAGTACCAATGAAGCGCTCGAGAAATCCCTGTTGATAGGCCATAACAGTACTGTCTCCGTGGATCGAGAAAATGTCCTCGTATGGGGAAACGATGCAAGCGCCAGCGCCAGCGACACGGTGTCCTTGGGAAACAGAAATAACAATTATGCATCTCGAAGCATTTTGTTGGGACACGGTATAATAAATAGTAACCCGGGCGCGTGTATCATCAAGACGCAAGAGAACGATCTCGCGATCTCCACTTCAGATGCTGCATACGAAAATGCATTGATCTTTAATGATGTGTTCAAGACATCGGCATCATCTCACGAAATCAAGGCCGATCGCTTCACGTTTTCCAACCCCCGCGCCCATGCCACTTTTGATTCTAACGCCATTTCTCTACAAATAAATGCCGAGAGCAATACAATTGTTCATTATTTTGAGATGAATACCAGCAATATCACCATGAGAGGTGATACGGTCTTTGAGAGCGATGTGGATGTGAGAGGAAAGCTCGTCGTGAACGCATTGCAATATGATGACACTTTTGAAATTTCCAAGAATCTGATCGTGGAGAATGATGTTTTTTTCGGGCGCGCGCTGTCATTGAGTAATGACTTGCTCGTACGTGGAGATGCTACTATATCCAATGACATGCACGTGGAAAACACATTAGATGTACACGGCGATGCAATCTTTCTCAAGGACGTGCGCATAGCGCATAATCTCGCCGTGGAAGAGACCTTGACGACAAACGCTTTACGCGTAACCACGTTCGACATAGACGCGGTACAAATCAATTCCAATGTGAACGTCAAAGGAACGAGTGTCTTTGAAGATACATCCAAATTTTTACAGGACGTCGCGATATACCATGCGCTCGATGTGTACTCGAATTGTGATATCACACAAAGCCTGCATGTAGGTAGCAATATCAGCTGTGATTCACGTATAACAGCAAAAAATATAGAATCACTTGGTGAAACACACGTAGAGAGTTTATCGGTGCAAAACGAAAACGTCAAGATGGATAGTAATGTCCGCATCAAATGCCCTTTAGATGTCGATAATGCATCTGCATTTCATGCCAAAGTCGATATGAACGATGGATTAGACGTGACGGGTTTCGCACATTTTTTTTCGGACGTAGATGTCGATGCAGGTATACGTATCGATAATCCTTCCAGCAATGTCGATCTGGAATGTATTAACGATATTCTCGTACACCAGAAGGGGTATTTCATGGCGGACATAAACGTACAGGGGAAAGTGGATTGTCATGATGCACTCACAGCACCGTATGTGACATGCACCGATCTGCGTGTATTCGACTATGGCGCATTCCAAGGCCCGGTATCGTTTTGTAATGACGTGTTGTGTCATTCGTCCATCACAACAGAATCGAACGTGTTTTTAAAGGGTAGTGTGTATGCAAATGTTTTGGACATTCACACATTTCCTGATGACCCGGGATTGCATGTCAAAGAAGACGCCTCGTTTTCCAAAAAAGTCACATTTGAGAATGACGTACTCATTTCAGCCTCATCTCAAAGCAATGCATTTCATGTACAAGTGGATATGCTTTGTGCCTGCAATCTGAGCGTAAACAATACTCTGTTTGCAAACAAGGATATGCTGTGTACAGGTAGCATCCAATCTTCGAACGCCATCGTTTCCAAAGATTATATGTCTGCACCGAATATATACATTCAACCGCAAAACCACACCGATCATGTCACAATAAAGCCGGTCATCTCATTGACCACCGATTCTTTTCGCACACAGGTCAAAGCAGATTTTTTGGCAGTGGCAACATTTGCAGAGGACTGCCAATTTTCCAATGTAGCCACATTTCATGGTGGAATACAAGCACCTACAGGAGCCACATCCTTTTTTTCCACCGCGAACATCGAAAATCTATCCAATCAAGATCTTGAATGTGTGCATGCCAAAGTGAAGCGTATTGATATCGATGGAGGTGCTGAAGAACATGACGCATCAACCATATGCAATGTCAACATACGTGAATCTACCTGTTCGAATATGTTTGTTAAAATCGCGAGTATTTTGGATCTGCAATGTCGTGATTTACGGGGGTCGAACATCACGGTCAGTAATTTATCCATAAGCGATATAGACTGCGGTTTATTAACGAGCTCTACTATTTCGAACGCGCATAACATAGACACCACGCAGATACGGTCCCATAATATGGAAAGCGTAGCTTGTGATACATCAAACTTACACGTTGGTGAACACGCATTCATCCAAAATCTCGTCGTCCGAGAGAGCACCCACTCCAACGCACATTGCTCCAACCTTTATGCTTCTCACATGCTAGACGCTGAACTAATAAACGCCAGGGTACTGAGCAATATCGATATCATTTCTGCGACGCATGCGCAATTCCAAGATGCGAGCATCAACGCGAATTTCATCACACCGGAAGTGCATACTTCAAACATCGAGTGTGATAACATAGATACAACGACTTTACAAGCGAGTTATATAATGACGTCTAATTTCGACGCATCCAACGTGTCAAGCACATCTATAGAGACAGAGTATTTACAAAGTACATCTGCCATCTTTTTACAAGGGGCGAGCAGTAATATTACATCGTCTAATATAACCGGACGCGTTGGAGACGTAGACACTATTTTATGTCAAACCATTCAGGTCGAAAATACATTACATGCAGTAAAAGCCGATGTTTCTTCTAATTTGAATGTGCATGAGAAATTAGATGCGAATGAAATAGAATCTACATCTCTTCGCGTGAATGACCGGTTAACATCTGGTACAATTTACGTGTCGACCAGCCTTGACTTTTCTAAGGAGGCGACGGCTAATTTAAATGATAATACGACATACGGAAAAATAGATAGTTCGTCTATATCATCGTCGGAGATCAAAGCACAGGGTAAGCTGTATGTCCAAAACAAATACGCACAATTCGGTATTTCTTACCGGAACGAAGAAAAGCTATTGGATGTCAAATCTTCGGGATACTACTTTGTACCGTTCAACACAGTCAAAGACGATGCCGGCACGGAGGGCTTCAATCAAGACAGGTTTAATGATTATCTCTTTAACGTGACACAGCGAGGCGTGTATGTCATCGATGTCTATTTAGAATATACACATGCGGTTTGCACGACAGGATTTATAGGAATCCTTGTGAGTCGTTTCCGGAACGAGAGTGTCGATAGACTCGACAAGGTCAAACAAAAAAAGAATTATAAGGTCGGTGAAAAGGTTGTTGCTATGACATTTCACATACATTTAGAAAAAAATGAAAACGTATACATATTGTCCAAGTACGATATCGATGAAGATGCGGACATGAAATATACCACAGACGTCATCGATGTGAATGCAAGCTTTGCGGCATGTTACTTATCTTATATGATATTATAGAGACACATCTATATCTAAATATATATGAAAATCTTGCGCTTTCAAAAAGATTTCCCACATTGGAATCCTCAAGGAGTCGTCATTGGCATCTTTTTCGAAAAGGACAAAATTGCAAAATACTTTGAATGCAAAATCAGTTTCAAGGAAATACATCGACTTTGCTTGCGTCAAGACACTGATTTATTGGAACATGCAAAATCGATTTTGTGTCCGCGTTTTGATGAGTATTATTCAAAATGCATATCTCAAAAAAATTGACAAAGCAAATAAAATTTCGATATAAGTCGTTCTGACCATTTTCAGTACAACGACAAAAACAATATGACGCTTTCCAAGAAGGATTTGGCCAAACAATTCATCAAGGCAGTCATGGCTTTCCAAGAAGAACATGTGTATAAAGAACCATGCAAGATGGATTTTGCAAAGTTTATAGAAAAAAACGAAGTGGAGAGTTTGCATCAGCCGAGAATTACCAAACAATTACTTGTAGACGGGTACATAGCCTTCATGCGCAAGACGTTGCGTCAAGATTTGTCTCCTGGATGCATGGCTCGTGCAGAAAAAAAATGGAAGGAGATGAGTCATGAGGCACAAATTAGATATGCGTTCATGGATCATCAATTCATGGATCACCGTTTGCCAAAAACTAAAGAAAAGATGCCAAGCAAGAAGGACAAGAAAAAGCAGACGCGGACAAAGAGGAGGTCGAGCGGACCGGGAGAACCCGTCGTAATAAAAAAAGAGCCCATGTTTAGTGAAGAAGAAGAGGATGATTTGTGCGAAAACAAGAGCGATTGTGGTTACACTTTACAAAAGAATGATACGTCGGATGAAGATGAATAGACAATTTCTCTAAATAGGATCATATTGGAAGCTTATGCATTTGAAAATGAATTCTGAGGATAGTGGATCAAGATTCAATATATCGTGGTATTTTTTGATGATTAAGGCCAATGCAAACCAATCGAGCTTTTCTATGTAATCTTTATTTTTTATCTTCACAGGATCTTTAACAATATAATGCTTGTCATCGTCTGATTCTATAACACAAAACTTGATGAGGATATAATCTACGAAATCTTCTCCGGTGTGTTTACCAAAAATGTTTTGGCAAAAATTGGGCAAGTCTTTAAAGTCATGTTTGTTTGCGAGGATACTTTCCCAGAAAATCAAGAATTTCCTTTTGAACTCCTTGTATTCGATCATGGGCGTTTCATATTTACTATGGAGCATATCCCACAACACATGAAATGGGGAAATAATAGCGTGATGCACGATGAGAGATGTATCGCATACATTGGAAGATTTCATCGCGCTCGTCAGACTAGGACTAAAACTCAACGTCTCGATGTTTTGTTTTTCTGTATTCCAAGTAAAGAGATCCGGCCTAAGTTCGGGAATAAAGTATTTCTTGGTGTGAAGAATACGTATGGTCTCTACGGCCAAGTCACGGAAGCGGTTTATATCATCTTTGTGACGAGGTTTAAAAACATCTGATCCGATAATCTCATAGCATGTTAAGACACGATCGGGGAGAAATACTTCTCGTATATAGGGATGGATAGGCAAATTTAGAATGTCCAGGCTCTGGTATTCATCGAGATCAGGAGACGCAGGCGTCTTTTGGTCATCGGTGTCGAAATACATAGAATGTAATATATTCATGTTTCGGACTTCATGTTGGTATGCTTCATTACGAAATTGAGGAAAGTTTTCCTTGAACCACAAGTTATCGATCGGTTCATCTTCGTCATAGTTTGTCTGTTTCTTTTCTGAAAAAAAGGTACGGAATGTCATTTTTTCAAAAGGAATACGCGTTCGCTTGTGCAACATGTCAATAGAAAACATTTTTTGGATTGTATAATTGTAAGAGAAAATCATGTACATTATATTTCTTCACCATCTTGACATTTGTAATGCAAACGTTTGATGCATTGTGACGCTTTGTCATACTCGATACTTTGCAAAAAATGCTTATCATGAACCTTGGTCGCTAAATTTGCATGGTCTCGAGGAGAAAGTGTATGGGATTGTTTACGGATATAATCCTGAATATACTTCCATTTAAAACATAGATCCAAAGAACGCCAGCCTTTCGATGCGAGGGTCTGAGATATTTCGTGCTGGATAGTGTCATACATGGTCTCGTTTTTAGTAGGCACAGCTTGATTTACTGGGGCATTCTTCTTACTTTTTTCGTACAGTATACCCTGGCGTTCTATTTGCGCGAATTGCCGACCCATATTGACATCCGTACGATTGGGTTTTTCTTTTTCTTTCGCCGCGTTCTCATTTGCATCACACTGCTTTTCTGGTGTTTCCTTGTTCGGTTTTACCTTGGTCTTTTCTTCAAAATGATGGAATATGTTTTCGACTACATTTTCCGTCATGATTATAGTGCACAAATCTATGAGCAGTTTATTGTAGAATGGTCATCCGTCCTTATATGAGTTTGCAATTACGGTCATTTTCAAATTTCCGTACAACATAAAAGTGTATGTAAATAAGAAAATATTATTCCACTATCGTTGCAATGTACACCATATCTTTTTGTGTTTATGCTTACATTATTCGAAACTTTTTGGGATACTCATACACGCCATTTTTTCCATTTCCATATGTAAAATGAGACAAATCGAAAAACGCATCATTCTATTTCTCACTTTTTGTATAGCGAGTCGATTGTCACTCGCATTTCTCGTCGCACATGTGGATGAAAAATTCAGAAAGGTGTTGTCATTGATCTTATCAACTATAGGATTGGGGTTTTTGATCATTTACACCTTTCATTTACGAAAATCCGGTTTAGAAACAGGGGGGCAACCTATTTGGTGGGATTTCATGCGTCCCATACACGGCACTTTGTTTCTGGTGTCTTCGTATCTTCTTTGGATAGGAAGACAAAAATACGCATCCTTGTATTTGTTCATGGATGTATGTATAGGTCTCTCCGCATTTTTGATGCACCATTTTCTTTGATCATCATGAACTCGTACGGAAATTTGAAGGTTATACGTAAAAAGATATAGAGTACTTGAAGCAGAACAGGAAAACAAAATAGGCATGACTATCAGTAACATCGCCGTAAAACCTGTATTGAGAAAGATATATAAGAAAGACACACAAACTAAGAAGACGGTACGTTCCACTAGATTCCAAAGGCCCCACCGCAAAATGACAGATGAATCAAAGACTTTGCGTATGCAAGAGACTATTTCATTGGATGGGTTCATCGATCGGTGTTTGAGCAGAAATCCGTCAGCATCCGATGATGAAATCATACGATATGCGAATGTCGCTTTCAGTTACCCCTGCCTATCTGTAGAGTATCTTATGCAAAGGAGGACAAAAATACAAGCGTACCAGAATCAATTGAATACATTGAAGAAATTGCCCCATATCGAACAACGCACGAAAGAATGGTATGATATGCGGAACACCATGATCACAGCTAGTGATTTTGCACAAGCAGTTGGTGATGGTAAATTCGCGAGTCAAAAGCAATTCTTCAAGAAAAAATGCGGATTCGAGGATCACACATTTGATCCTATGATACCCCCTTTGAAATGGGGTGTCATGTTCGAGCCTGTCGCCACAAGCATTTACGAAAGGCGTTATTCAACAAATATACACGAGTTTGGTATATTGAGACATCCGGATATCTCCCATTTTGGGGCTTCTCCGGATGGAATCACGGACATGGGTATCATGCTGGAAATCAAGTGCCCATATAAAAGAAAAATCACGGGTGAAATCCCCCTTCAATATTTTTATCAAATTCAAGGACAATTAGACGTATGTTCTCTGGACGAGTGTGATTATCTAGAGTGTGAATTTGAAGAAGTCTATGACAGTGAAGATTTCTTTTCCCTGTTGAATGATCCACAGACTTTTGAAAAAGGCATCATTTTGGAATTTTCCGAGGCAGATACGGAAGGAAACATGGTACCAAAATACATTTACAGTGATATCTACGATCACAATCACACATTTGATTTGAAACGATGGTTTGATGATCATACCTCTAATGACGAAGAAGGTCGTATCAAGCCTCATTTCTGGATGATGAAAAAGTTTAACGTTGTGCGGGTCTATAAGGACAATGAATTTATCAAGGAAAAGTTTGATATATTGAAAGATATTTGGGAAAAAGTAGAATCGTACAAGAATGATAAAAATTTGTACATACAAGACATAATGACCAGTACGCGTGCCAGAAATGCAACTACCACTGCCGTGAACGCACCAAAGCCGGTAGCCAAAAAGTCAGATAATGTATTTGAAAAGTATTTGTTTGATGATTCTTTCCTATCTTGAGTAATTGGGAACGGACTACAAAACCGTATTCATGTACCCCAATTTATAAGCAATATTTGCATAATTCGGGATGGCGGTCAAACCAATGACATCATCTAGATTTGTCTGCATGTGTTGATACATTTTTGGTACTTGTTCGCGGAAGGCCTGATGCAAAAAGGCCTTGTCACTCTCGAATCTTTTTTTTATGTGATGTCGTTTCATAAACACGACGCTCTGTCTCGATATACTGTTTTTACCCAAACAAACGATGATGATGATATTAAAGGCGATGGTAAAGAATATGTCAAAATGTGTCAAGTAAGGATCACGGATGTCGAATTCATCAGGCATTTCATAGTCCTGTTTATCAACGCGTAACATTAATCGACCGTCATCTTTGATCATGGCTACTTTACGAACAAGCAACGGGTCTTCGTCGCTCATGTCGAGCGTGATATACACCGCATCTTTTTTTTCGTCCAACAACTTTTTATTTACACAAAAGTTGACAGCATAAGCTTGCGGAATGTCATGTACTTCTCTCAAAAACGTCAAATAATAAAGAGTACACATTTGATCTTTGGAAGGGTCTTTATGGGCCGAATGTTTTGGACTATTGAAAATGCTAAAATTGTTTTGCTTAGACAACTTGCCATCTTTGAAGTCATGGATGAGTAAGCGATGACTAGACGGATCTTGGGATGAGCCAAAATAAGAGAATATGTTCCTTTCCTTTTTATCCTCGAATTCCTCTAATCCGATGGCATTATCGTAATCCTCGTGTATCACACCCGCAATACCGGATCCGGAAAAGGATAGGAATAGAGGACGCGACAATACAAATGCCATCAAATCTTCATGCTGAACGGTCAATCGGTATAGATCACGGGATTTGTTTACGCGTTCTTTGTCTTGAACTTTCATGCGTAGTGTACGTTTTTGTAATATATAATCGTTGCCCAAAAGGGTTACCATGCAATTATTCTTGTTAGAAGCACCCAACTTACTTTCGATGTTATGTGATCGGGATTCGTTATGATACTCGAACGCATCATCTTCGAATGAGGATAATCTCACATCTATGTTTTCACAATCACAATTTTTACGTGCAGCATCCTCTTGTTTTTCTTTTTTACAACACAAGTCTTGATAATTTGGCCAGAAATAGATGAAAAAGTTATTGTCTCGAATCCATGCTAAAAACTGATCGGGTTTGATATCGGCCGTTTTTTCGAACGATGTAAAGAAGCATTGCATACCTGCTTGAAAGTACATGTATCGATCGCTCATGATGGGCTCACGCGGGATAACTTTGGAATCTTGGTACATTTCGACAGCACCGTGCATTTCATGTATCTTATGTGGCGGAAAGTAGACGATATTGATGATGAAAACCAAAATACATACAATAGTTACCAATATACAAGAGGTAGACATGTACTGCATATGGAAGTGGTTACGTCTTTTATTGTAGGTTACAAAATAAAAAAACAATTTAAGGAGTACGTGACATTAATAAATATCAATCTTTCCTATATTTCTAGATAGATATGTACCAGATGAAAGTCATCAAGCGGAGCGGTGAGCAAGAGAATGTGTCTTTTGACAAAGTTCTGCGTCGTCTCACCCAAATTTCGACGGGATTGAAGAACGTCAATATCTATGAAGTCGCACAGAAAGTCGTTTCAGGCATCTATGATGGCGTGAAGACCAGTGAGCTGGACGAATCTGCTGCGCAGATATGTAGCTCCATGACGGTAGAGCATCCTGATTATTCTTACCTCGCATCACGCATCATCATTTCAAACCATCAGAGAAACACATCTCCTTCATTTTCGGAGACCATTCAACAGCTTTTTGACAACAGAGATAGCAACGGAAACCACAACCCGCTTGTTTCTTCTCAATTACACGAAACGGTGATGCGCAACAAGGAAAAGCTCAACAGCATCATCAAGTATGATCGGGACTTTATCTTTGATTATTTTGGCTACAAAACGCTGGAAAAGGCGTACCTGATGCGCATCAACGATAAGGTAATCGAACGACCACAACACCTGTTGCTGCGTGTGGCGCTGGGCATTCACGGAAACGATATCAAAGATGCCATCGAAACGTATGATTTGATGTCGCAAAAGTTTTTCGTACACGCAACGCCTACACTGTTCAATGCCGGTACGCCGCGCCCGCAGTGCTCTTCTTGTTTCCTCTTGACCATCGAGGATTCCATCCCAGGTATTTTTGATACCGTCAAAGAGTGTGCCATGATCTCCAAGTATGCCGGGGGCATCGGGTTGGCCATCTCGGATGTTCGCGGATATAACAGTATCATTCGAGGAACCAACGGATATTCTTCGGGTATCGTGCCTTTGCTCCGTGTTTTGAACGGGACGGCTCGCTATGTTGATCAAGCGGGAAAACGCAACGGGAGCTTTGCCATGTATTTGGAACCTTGGCATACGGACATCGAGGCATTCTTGGATATGCGCAAAAACCATGGGGTAGAAGAGGAACGCGCGCGAGATCTGTTTTATGCTCTTTGGATTCCCGACTTGTTCATGGAACGTGTACAAAAGAATGAGATGT